TCTAGTTGTGGCATTCCAAAGCCTTCGCTATTCGCATACTGTACATAAAGGTCAAAGGTATTATAAACCTTAGCAAGCTCCTCATCGGAAAGGCTGTTGCTTATGCCCGCCAAGACATTGGAAAACTTGCCACACTTAGAACAAGGCTGCATCGAATCTTGAAAGAAGTTTACGGAAACGTTTTGGCAGTTTTTGCATTTGTAAGTAAAAAGAGCCCTGCTACATAATCCGTATTCGTCTAGCAGTCTAGGTATATCCCAGCCGACATCAGGGTAGTATGTGTGGCAATATAGAAAAACGTTGTTGTTTTCGGTCGAATCTAAAAACTGCCTGAAAGATTTAAATAGGTCTGGATACAGCTTCCTTTTTTGGTTTCTCATGACAGTTCCGACAACGATTGTGTCGGGAGAGATCCCCACAGAAGCCTTGTGGGCACCCTTGTCTACAACCGGCGAGAACAGATTGTTCGCTGCGGGAGGAGCCATCCCGGTGAAGTTTATGTCGTCACATTGACGCAATAAAACGTCTCGTCCAAATTCCGAGTATGTGAATACCGCATCGGCAGAGGCAAACGTGTTTATCCATTGCACCTCTTGAGGTTCTGCGTCTACGGTAGGCATGATGGCCCAGTGAAAAAAGTCGCGAAATGGCGATCTTTGCTGATACTCTATCATCCACCAGTCACGTATATCCATAACGATGTCTGGCTGAAATTGTAACAACACGTTGTTGAAGGAATGGTCACCAAACTGGGCGCTGGCGTTTCCGTTGTAAGCGTTGAAGAATGGGTGGTCGGGAAGGGGTTTGTTGGGAAAAACCTTCCAAGGAACTTCTCTTATCTTTGGGTTATTTTGATCTACATAGCAAGCTAGTTCAGCGACTTCAAATTCTTCAATCTGGTTCAGCCTGCTGAGAACTTCTTTGGTGTATACCGAGTAACCCGTACTGAGCCACGACGCCTCTGAGCAAAATAATATTTTTTTCTTTCTTTGCATCTCAACTACTTTCGCGGTATAATTTTAAAATTTGTGACCCTGAAGACTATGCTTTTGTCTCGCTTGGACTCATTTCTAGCCAACGCCTCTACGGCTAAGAGATCTCCTTCGTTAGCGTGACGACTGATTGTTTTTCCACCACTATCCCACGCTTCAAACAAGAGTTCGTCAGTTCTCCTCGTTTTGGTGCCGTCCTTGTTTCTCCTGTATTCCTCCACCTCAAGGATAAAGCGGCACGCCACCGCTCCACCATATTCGGCTAAGGTTGGGGGCGATAAAAGTTTGCCCAAAAAATGACACCTATTCATTCTACACCTTTCAAATCTGAGATACCTTGTTGACGATTAAAGATGTGTTTTCCCTCTTGGATATTTCGCCAATCATCAAAACTGTGTTTCCCTCTACCAGTAAATCTTTATGTTGACTATAACAATCGGGAAAAACAGTAACGGAGTCTAACACCCCGCTAGAATCTTCAACAGCAACAAAAGCCATTAGCTGGCCCGGATTCCTTCCCTTTTTTGTTTTATACAGCCTTACGCTACTTATTTGAGCCGCAAGTCTTGTCTTACCAGTTATAGCACCCTTAGCAATATCTTTGCACAAAGAAGTCGAGAAGTTTAGGTCAAAACCATCAATTTTACTGCAAGTTAAAGCACATCCAAGATATTCCTGCTCGCTTTGAGCCATTAGTGGTATACTATCTTGTAGGTCGTAGGGAGGGCTGTCAAGAATCTGTTTGACATTGAGAACCGTGGGTAGTCTGCGGCTATTTATCTTGCAGTTGTTAATAAGGTCATCCACCGCGTCATTTAATGAGCTGTTTTTATCAAACTTATGTCTTTGGTTGTATATATATTCCTGCTCTCTGGCGGTTAAGTCTCGCCAACTGTCAAACTCGTAAAGCATAGCCTGTCTGCACTTTGTGTTGTTTTTACCATTAAAAGCTCCCACAGATATAAGGGCAATGACAGACCTTTTGTTAAGACGGCCTTTGTAGATAATGTTGGTAAGAACATCCATCCAAGAATAAAGACTTACATCTTCTTCGAGGCAAATGTTTTTTATTTTTTCGCATTCGTTTTTACCAACGTGCTTAATGTGTCTTAGACCAAAATATATGTTTCTGTTGTTGGAAACAAAGTCGGTGTGAAGGTGTTGTAATCTAGGTGGACTAACCTCTATGTCCGAAAGCTTTGCATCGACGATCAGCTCTTTCAGTTCCCTCTGGGAATCAGGTTTTCGGTCTGAATGATTTAAATACGACACGTAAAAAGACATTGGTCGATGAAGCTTGCAGTAGGCACTCCAGTATGCGTTGATGGCATACGACACCGCATGAGACTTGTTGAAGGCGTATCGGTTGGATTTTTCTATCCAAGAAAAAATTTCTTCCGCAACCTCAGAGCTAATGATGGCTGCGTCTTGAGCGCCCGTAAGGAAGTTCTTCTTTACTTCTTCCATGAGACCGGCCTTTTTCTTTCCAATGGCTTTACGTAAAGCGTCAGCATCTTTTAAATCGAAGCCCGCCAGTTTCTGGGCTATTCTCATGGATTGTTCTTGGTACACAAGAACACCGTATGTTTCTGAGAGAACATCGCACAATGAATCGTCTGGATATGTTACAGGCTCTTTATTTGCCTTCCTGTCTGCATACACCTGCGTCATGCTCTTACCGTTAGCATCCTTGGCCTTTAAGCAGCCGGGACGAATCAGGCTGACAAGAGCCGCCAACTCTTTAATGTTTCTCGGCTTAACCTGTTTGGCCCAGTGTCTCCCCAAGCTTGATTCTAGCTGAAAGACGCCCTTTGTTTTTCCCTCACAAATAAGATCCCAAACCGCTTCGTCTTCAAAATTATTAATATCAAAATTACTCATTTATTTTTTCCTAATCAATGTTGTATCATGATAAGTCTCCGATGCTATCGAATACCCCGCCTCCATTGCCGTTAGCAACAATTTTTGTCTTGTCCTCTTTGGTAATAATACATTTTCATATTGAATAAAGAACGGATATGGATATCCTTCGTTCTTACAGCAGTCAAAGTAGTCCAGCAGTATTTTGCCGTCTGTGCCTTCCGCGTCAATTTTCAGAATATTTATTGCCTTGACATTATGTTGATCAACTATATTTTTAAGTCTTGTGACCCTTACTTTTGTTTTAACTATGATGTCGTCCGGATCTAGAGCTTCCGGAAGCCGGTTGTCTTCGGCCTCGTTTGCCAGCAGGGTTAATATAAAAGGGTGACGATTGTATAAAGATCCTGATCCTCGCACAAATTCCGGCAGGTTGTATTTTTCAATATTCTCTTCTGGTATGTAATATAGATCGGCCTCCCCCTCTTCGTCAGAAATGGCCACGCAAATCTTGGTGCAGTTTTTCCTGTCTGGCAGTCTATCTAGAAAATATTGTATTGGCTCAATAGATATGCCTCGCTTGCTGTCATCAGACTTCTCTATAAGAGTGTCAAAATCAGAAGTTCCTATTTCTATAAAGTCGTAAAAATTAGACATAAACCTCACCATTAGCAAAAGCTTTTTCAAACTTAACCTTTTTTAATAAATTTCTTTGCAGCTTCAAAAACTTAATCATTAGATTCGCAGTATCTTTCACATCCTGTAATGCGTCATGAGCTTTATCCTTGCTCTCTTGTCCCATCCCAAAATAGTCTCGCATGTAGTCCATGCTGTATCCAGTCACATCTTGGTTGTTTTCAAACCAGCAGTAAATATGCTGCATGACATCAATGGTGAAGATAGGGTTAAAGATCTTTTGACAGCCTTTCTTTTCGTCGATGGGGCCATATTGCTGGCACATGCGTTCCACGATTGGCATATCGTATCCGTTAATATTATATCCCGCCGCGATAGGGGCCCAGTATGAAGTCTTTTTGAAGTTGTACTTGTCGCAGAATTGCGCGAACTTTTTCCAGACTCCTTTCGGGAGCGGGGCTTTGGCTAACCCTTTTCTAGTTTTTCTAGTTATTTCAAGCGCCTTGTCTTCAAGGGGTGCAACTCCAGCCGCAATCGCCTTGTCGTCGTCGATAATTGGTCTCATTTCACTATTAAACACACCCCCCGGTTGCAACTCCAACTTTCTTGCATGAATGGCTACGGCGGCAATTTGAGTGGGTTGACATGTGTGCGGATTTGCTCCACCTGTCTCAAAGTCAAATACGATAATGTCACGAAAGTTTGCCATTTAGCTTCTCTCCTTAAGGTCTAGAAATTTGTCTACTGCTTCATCTATATTGTGATATAGCTCATACACCCTATGTCTGTCTGACCAAACCTGATATCTAGGGCCTCGTCTGGGTAACGGCTGTATAAAGTCGTTTATATTGCATATAGAAATTCCGTTTGATTCTATGGCGCATCCAGAAAAAATTATAGACTTGTAATCCTCTTTTGGGGCCATTGGGTTGTTATTCATTTGAAATATCCATTATTTTACTAAGTAAATCAATACCAAGGACATCGAACTTTACATGTCCCTGAGCTTCTAATGCCGTCATCTCGAAAGCGACCACAGGATCTCCGGATTTGTCAACTGTCATGGGGCACACATCTGACAAACAATGTTTAGATATAATGACCCCCGCTGGATGTTTACCCTGAGACTTGTTAGTTCCCTCTATACGTATAGCCTCCTCGAACAGATGGGCTAAAGACCCAGTAAGGTTGCCATCATCGTCTATCAAGCACCAGTTTTTGAGGTCGTCTGGCTCGTTTTCCAGAGTCCATCTAATGATAGATTTTTCCTCCATCATTTCTAGTTGGTCAGAAATCTTAGCCTCGTCCGGAATACTGTCTGTGATTCTATTCATCTCCATGAAAGACACGGCATCGTTAATACGGAGGACTTCCTTGAGTGCCGCTCTTCCCTGAAGTCTACCAAATGTGATCATTTGTCCAACCTTCTGGTGGCCATATTTGGCTTTGATGTAGTCAATTACTTCGTCTCTATGTTCGGCTGGAACATCCATGTCAATATCCGGTAAGGATACATATTCATCTGTGTTTCTACCTTCATTATAGAACCTTTCAAAGATTAAATCATACTCAATTGGGTCAACTTCCGTAATTCCTATCAAAAAAGAAACCAAGCATCCGGCAGCAGACCCTCGACCGGGGCCAGCAAGCCATCCACGACCCTTTACACCATTAACTATATCCTGCACAATCAAAAAGTATCCAGACAGTTCCGCTTTAAATATAACGTCTAGCTCCTTTTTTATTCTTTCAAGATATCTATTCTTGTCTTGTTCGTCTGAAATCTTACCGGTGGGGATTAGTTTGTCTTTCCAGCCCTTACGGCACAACACCGTTAAATATTCATCTTCGTCCATGTCTTCGGGGCACACAAATTTTGGAAGCATGGGTTTAGATGCTATTTCATAATCTTCGCACATATCGGATATTGAATTTAACATTTTAATCACATCTTCGTCGTCGCTAACCTCATGAGGTTCGGGCAAGTGAAAATCGTCGCTTTCAAAAAAGTGCTGATTGTCTATTTGTTCTCCAGCCAAAAGCAGCGATTGAACTTTGGGGAGGGTTGTTTTCATGCCGGAACACAGCAATATACGGTGAGCTTCTGCCTCGTCTTTTGTTACGTAATAAACGCCACGGCTAGAATACGCATAAGAAAAGTAATTGCTACCGAATAGCTTGTGATATCCGTTCTGATGCTCATCTGTTATGCAGATAAGATTACCTCTTTCGGCCATATCCTTGAAAAGCTCAAGACCGCCCTGAGAAACTATTCGGATAAGATCAAACCAACCATCCTTGTTTTTAGCAATAAGTAAGTAAGATCCAAAATCACATCCTAAGATGGGTTTTATTCCGTGTTTACGGCAAGCGTCGTGAAATTCCATAGCTCCCGATAAGGACTCTGTATCGGCTATGACGCAGGATTTGTATCCATACTCCTTGCACTTTGCGGCCAAGTTGTCACATTTTGAAAACGCTTTTAGTAAGCTGAAGTGCGTTTTACAGTTAAACGGTATCCAATTCATTCAATTTTTTCCTAATGTTTTCAAGATCTTTTTGGTTGTCTTTTAGGGTTCTTCTTCTCAGTTCAACTTTTGCTTTTAATAACTGTGCTAGGTTTTCGGGCAAGAGGGTGTTGTGGCAGTAGTCCGCAACCCTGTAAAGCAACTGCCGCGAAGATGGTGTTTGTACAAAGTTTAATATTTTACATAGAGCGTTGTCAAGTTCTCTCCATGGTGTGTTAAAATGGGGAGATGATTGATAATACCAAAGTTTCGGTAACGTTTCTACAAGTGGTATGGAGCCCATGAGAATGGATTCAAAGAATCTAAAAGTCTCATCACTATTAGCTCCCTGTGGACACAGGGAAACCCTTGACTCTCCAAGAATCTTGCAATATTCCTCGGGATCTAAACCCTTGGAAAATCCGTCAGTATACTTCACAAAAAACTTAAACTTATTATCGGACTTGTCTATCAACTTGTCTAGGTTTCTCTTAAAGCAATCCCGTGTGCCTGTGTCCGGTATTTGTCCCACAAAAGAAAAGTCGTATTTTCTTTCTGACAGCGGTTTTATAACTAGAGGCTGAACGTCTCTAAATGTGCCGAGGGGAAGGGGGTACACAAGAGGGTTATGTATTGGGTGCTTCCACTTATCCAGCATAAAATAATGCTGGAAGATCAAAAAAACGTCTGGTCTGAAAAACTCGTTGGGCGTGTTATGCGTTTCCCTAGACGTTGAAAATACTATGTTTAATTTATCTGTTGTGTAGTGTGGCAGATCGCCGCCTAGATCATACTTAACTATAACCCTGTATTCGTCACTCAAGAGGAACGCGAGTCTCTTGGCTGTGTCCAAGGTAAAATAGTTTCCCAAATGAAACTCTTGGTTCAAATCTATGAATTCTGCGGGCATAATTTTTCCAACGATTGAAGTTTTTTAATTTCCATATTATAGCAGTCAGCCTTTACATAGAAGTTGTTGCTTCCGTCCCTCTGTCCCTTTTTAAGAAATCTAGCGTCTTTAAAATAATCGTCTTTGGCAAGGGCTCCAAGAACCCAAGCTCTAGTCCATTTTCGGTTTATATTCTCAAGACGCACAAAAACATAATAATCACATTTTTGCTTAGTGTTAAAAGCAGCGACGGAGCATTCGTAATAGGGTTTTGGTTCGCTAGTACATCTTTTTGTTTTGACATCATATGTAACATCATTTCTAATTATATCATAATCGTATGTGTTATTTATGTCACCTTTAATTATATGATTAGCTACTTCTTCACCTAAAAATCCGGCAATGTTTCCGTCGCCTTTTGTAATCGAGTTATTGATCTCACCCATTTCACGAGCCTTTCTCCAAGCTCGTTTTTTCATGTCTTCTGTAATTTCTATTTCAATCATCCCGGTGCCTCGTAATATCCTATCTCAAACCCTTCCCTTGTACACCTTTCTACGGTATCATCGTGTCCAAACGCCTTAAGATGCTCTTCCACATGCTCGCACATCGAGATGTTGGTTCCGGGCCAATTATTCTTGTAAAAGTGACAAAGTTTTGTACACTTAAAATGATTTCTAGTATGCGATATAGGCTTTGGAAAATCATTTCTCTGTATCTGACCAACCCTCTGTTTCAGCATTCCTAAAAACTTTTGCTGGTCGGATTTGTCAAAACACATACTGAATGGTCCACCGTCCCTGATATAATATATCGACATTATCGCCTGATCATATTCGGGGAATAGTTTCGATATAGCATAATTATACAGTAAGAGTTGGGGATCTTCAAGTAGTTTTTCGTAAGTTTTTTCCTCTCCCGTTGCCCAGTTGAGACGACGCCCAGTCTTCCAGTCTATAACCTCTATTACCCCATCATCTACCTCGGTGACCAGATCTATCGTGCCTTTGATGGCTAGCTGCCCCTCTATGACTTTGCCGTCTGGCATCTTGTACTTATACTTCGCCCAGTCCTCCTCGATAGGTATGTCAAACTGAGGCTCGGAGGCCACAACGTTTCTTTTTCTTGGATCAAACTGGCCGTCGTTATACGATAGCGCATCATCAACCATCTTTTTGCAGAATCTAAAGTCTGCGCCAGTATAATTGTGCGGACAGTTTTCTGTATAGTGTTTGTAACTTGAGTCTAATAACTCTCCGACAAACTTCTTGGTCTTTAGTTTGCGACGAGTGAAATCTATCTGCCCGAGAGCATCATCGTTTATCGACATGTCAGACGCAGTATTATCCTGCTGTTCTTTTTGGCACGAGGCCAAGCACTCCATAACCTTATGAACAACGGTGCCAAGCTGCGCTTTCTTTCCAGACACAGACCTGTGGCCTAATCCGTAGGTTATAAAGTATTGCATCTGACAATAATCGTAATTATTGTACGACGAGCTTCTTATATATGTCACTATCATTATTGGCTCTCTTTGATTGTGTGGATGCCGCCCACCAACTCGGCTCCAGCGTACTTATCTTCTAGATGGGGTTCCGGAGGGCTTTCTGTTCTCTCCGGGGTGATTTCGGTACTGATCCATCCCCATTCAGTCATGAGCTTAATTATCTCTACATTCACCTGATCCACTGTCATGTTCTGGTTGTCAATTACCGCGTCAAAATTTTTGTATGACGAGAGAGCCCCTTCGCTAGAGTGCGAATCTTTGTGTGGGCTTCTTGTGAGACGTATAACCTTTCCACCCGCGTTTTGTATGGCCTCCGCCTCATTGGGAAATCTACAATCATCAATAACAGCAACCAAAGACCCCTCCTCGGCTACAGTGCTTACAAGTCTTTCCTGCCAGATGTCTGAAAAAATACGACGACACACATCCGTTCCAAAAAATTGCAAGAATTCTCTGGAAGTCATTCTGCCCGGTTCGTGATACTGAAGTCTTCCTTCTTTAATTGCGGCTTTAATGGCGGGGTTTTGTGTAGCCGTTTTCTCTGTAATAACTCCCGGCATCTCTTCCCACCTAAACCATGTTTTGCTGTTTTTTTGAAGGTCTGTGCCATACACCTGTTCAGGTTTCAGGCCGAACAGGGTGACAGCGATTTCTTTTAATGGGGCTGCAAAAGAGTAGCTTTTAACGTATGGCCACATGTTGTAAGCGGCCCATTCTGCAAACTCTGGATCTTCTCTAGAGATATCTAAGTACGCTCCACTTTCTTCAATCTCTCCGTCAGCGTTGGTAACTTGGGTCTGTACCACAAGCTTTCCGTCCTCGCTTATTGCAAAATTGTCGATAACGCGCTGCGCGCGGAGTTGATAACCGTGGATAAAATTCGAGCATGTGCTTTTTCCTGCCTGCTTACTTCCGGCGAACGCCAGTATTCTACTCTTCATTAATTAATCCTTTCAACTGAGGATAAAGTTCTTGTTTTATTTGTTCCACCGGCATTTCGCCAACATCCTTTGTTGTTATTTTCGGTCTATAGTAGTTGAATCTTCTTCCACATTTCTTAACTATCTGATCGCACGCTTTGTCTCCAGCTTCGTCTGAGTCCGTAAGTATTACAATATTTAACGCACCGCTCCTCTCTAGTAACAATAGCTGATCGTCATTGATGCTTGATCCAAAAATCCCGACACAATTTTTAATTCCACCTTCATGCATCCTCCATACGTCCCCTTGTCCCTCCACGAGAACAGCCGTTTGGCTTTTTTGTATGTGGGCTGCGGCAACATTCAATCCGTAAAGCGAAGATTTCCTAAACCCCTTACTGTGTAGCCACTTTGGGGACATGTGATCGTTTATAGATCTCCCCACACACCCTATGTAATTATAGCCTTCATCGTATATTGGGACAACAACTCTTCCTGACATTGGACGATTTTTTTCAGAACAAAATCCCACGTCAAATTCATCTAGAGTTTCTGCACGAAATCCACGGTCAATATAGTATTTGGCGGGAATGTCTATTCTAGATCTTATCTCGTCGCGACATATATTTGTTTCGGATCTGCATATCTCTCTGTTAAATATGTCTATGAGATTCAGACTTCTGTCTTGTCTCGTCTGTATCTTGTCTAAATCCTCAATGCTCATATTGAAAAAGTTGGTGCAGTATGCTGCCGCCTCATTGAGGGATATTTTACGGTTTCTCCTTTGTGCCAAAGCGCCTCTTACAAAACCAAGAAGACTATTGGTGTAATCGTCTTCACAATGATTGGTCCAGCACTGCCAGTTACCCTTTGAGGTAAGACCGTCTGTAAATATACTGCACCCCTCCGGGTTATCTCCACCATGAACCGGACACGCAAAAGAATACCTATTGGGATACTCTACGTACTCCACATCTAACGCGGTTAACAGCTCTGGCAGTCTCTCAAAGAGTTGTTCACAGATCTGAAATATCTGATTCTTCGTCAAGGTTTTCATCTATTTCAAAACCTTCGTTTCTAGATCTAATGTCTTGGTGTATTTCATTTCTGGTCCTTCCCTCTTCAATTCTTCCGTACTTTCCAAACATACTTACACTGATGTAATCTCCGTCGTCAAGGCCCTCCCCATGTCTAGCCACCACAGGAACCAACTTCCTGTTGCCGTGCTCCCCTCCATCATCGGCCATTTCTTCATCCGACTTCATCTTAAAGATGGAAAAGCTAGTACACAACCATATGAGTCTGTCCGAACCAGAAACTACATCCGTAGATTCTCTGGTTATACCATCGCGATTTAGCTGCACAAAAGCCAAGCATGGAACATCATACTTGACCATGAAATTGTGAAGCTTTGTGATTTGAAATCCGAGCACTTGGTACTCCTGCATTGCAGAGCTTATCCCTTCGGAACCCATCAGCTTGAGATAGTCGTAAACTATCAGGCAGTCTTTTGTTTGTCCGTCGTCATCAAAACCCACATCTTGATATATCCATTTGCGCATTTGGCTTAGAATACTTTCAAAAGACTCTCCGGCAATACTGATATAATGATAGGGTATCTTCTTAAGTTTTTCTGTTGCGGCAATGACCTTTTCTTTTTCTATCTCGCTTTCGGCAAATTTGCCCGTGGTGATTCTGTTGATTTCAACACCAGATATGCAGGCTAGCATCCGATTGTGATGGTCCTTCTTGGACATTTCCGTATCGAGAACTAAAACGGGGATATTTAGTTCGCCGCTAACGTGCATCGCCACGGCGTCTCCAAACATGGATTTTCCCACCTTCGGGCGAGCTGCCACCAAGTCAACACACTTTCTTCGGAGACCTCCTCCTATAGATATGTCAAATCTAGGAAAGCCGGTCGGTATCCCCGCTAGATCACATGGGTTGTCAATGAGGTACTGCACATAGTCATCTATGTCCTCTCCGATTAGTTCTGGCTTCTTACTGGAGCCCTTATAGATGTCTCCAGTAGCATCGAGTATAGGCTCTTCGACCTTAGATATAACATCCATTATATCCTCGTCGCCAGTCACTGAATCAAGATGCTTCTCGCACGCTTTGAGTGTCTTTTTGAGATCTCTGGCAAGCTTAAGTTTCGCCAATTTAGCGGCATGTATCCCAATATTGTCTTTTAGTATTGGGAAATTAAATAGAGATCTTATAAATCCTATCTCGTCTTTGGTGTTGATTTGATCATAAACACCAAGATCGTTTGACGCTGAGAGTATTGACGATAGCTCAACCTTGGAGCTGTCAAATATAGACTTTTGGACACAACTGAAAATTAATTGATTCATCTCGTCGGTGAAATGATCCGACTGAATAAAATCTATTTCCAGATAAGCATCTAGCCCGTGCTGACAAAGGGCTGCTATTACAGCTCTTTCGGCGGCCAAGTCTTCCAAAGATTTTGTTTTTATTTTCCTAGACATTTGTCGCAAGTATAAAATTCTCTAACATGGGTAGGATGAACCGAAAAAGACTTGTTGCATCTCTGACAAGACTGCTCTTTGTATGACACAGGGGGGCGGCGTCTTTCGGTGGGAGTAAATTCGGGAGTTGCCACGTCTTTTGCGTCCGTCCCGTCGTCAACAAAGCTGTTAGACCTTTCCCTTACCTCGTTTACCGGAATACCCCCTTTTCGGTTTTCAATTGAATTGGGGTCAATTATAGGAGACAAAAACTCAGACTCCCTTTTGTCGGAAGTGGGTGGCTTTTTAACAACTTCTTTATCGCGAGAGCTTTCTTGTTCCAACAGGTTGTTGGCCAAAGATATTAGCTCCGCGTCATTTGTAGCTATAGCGTTTTTCAATAACTTCTTGGCTTCGTCTATTCTGTTCACACTTATCTCCTTCTGGATAGATTTGTTAAAATACTAGCCATGCTTTGTATTCTATCGGCTTTTCCTGTCAATATCTTAACCCTTGCTTCTGCGTGGTTTTTTACTTTGAGTATCTGGGAGGCAAGCGGATTTTCTTTGATAGCGGAATAGTACTTTTCCTGCCACTTCGTATACTGTGTTCCATAATTTTGCATCGCTGTAGATATTATATACCAAATACTAGAATCTGCCCATTCTAAAACTGCATTTTCTTTTGTTCTTAGGGTTTCTACATACTCTGCGTAAGCATACAACTCGTAGGCGTGAAACGCACATTCTTCACTGGTTAGCGTGCGAAGATCGTTTCTTTTAAAATCCAACGCTGCCGGGCAGTCTTTTTCTGGGCTGACGTTATGAACATATTTAGATGTTACCCACGAATCAATAGCCTCGATGAATTCATTTAATTTTTCTTCTCCACTCATCTTCATCCTCATCGTAGTTCAATTCTATTAATGTAATGTCGTTTAGTCGGCACCACTCCCTTTTCTCGGAGTCTCTGGCTTTTGCCCTGTAGTAGTCTAGCTTGTTTCCATAAAAGAAACTATTAAATTTATAGTGCTGCTCACCATGTACCTCTACAATAAGATTTCTGTTGGGGACAAAAAAGTCGGCCCTTAAAACGCCTCGCCGCCTTTCTGTTCGGCTACCAACCAAGGAGACCTCTTCCAATATTCTATCATACGGAAAAAGATTGTCAAGTAGTTTTTTCGCCTTTATGTGAAGAGAAGATTTTTTAGATCCAGAAGCCTGACTAGCGGACGGATTCCAACTATACTCTTTTCCATCTAGGCCATTTACTATCATCTAGAATACTCCCCCATCACTTCACACGTTTCTTGCCAGTTGGAAACATGGTGACTAACATCGCAAACGGAAGCTATTGAGTAATCGTTTCCACGAGGATCACACCTATCTCCAAAGAAAACGGTTTTTCCTTCCATGTCGGATAGCACCTGAGATTTATTTTTTCCCTTTGGGTGTATATCTATACTAATTTCGCCGCCCACAGAAAATTCCAACTTTGGATAACGGATAGAAAGATACTCTACTATCTTTTGTCTTTCTCCGGTTTTTTGGTCATAGGCATAATACTTTTTACGTTGCCCGCTGTTAGCCCCTCTTCCTATTGTCGATATATTGATCATTCCAGCACGTTCTTCTATGTTGTTATCTGCGGTTCCATACCACGGGCTTTTTTCTATAGCTATCATTATGTCTAGCCGCAGATAAGCCGACATTTGCCAACTAGATTCTTTTATCAATTTTCCGCGTCTGTATAGCTGGTTTCCACAACATTGGTAAGATCCATCGACAAAACGCCAAAGGGGAAGACCCACCTGTTCGATGGTTTTGTTCTTGTCGGAGCCGGTTACAAAAAAAACCTTATCGCCTTTTTGTTGTTGGTGGATTGTCCAACTTACAAAATACCCTTTGAATAGCTGCTCCATTTCTCCTCGCGGCGGTGTCAACGTTCCATCTACATCAAACAGGTAATTAGTCATCTTCTTCTACCTTTTTTCCATCTCCATCAACCGTTATCCATCCACATCCTTCACACAGACAGAGGTATCTTTCATTCTTTCTTACGACTCCCGCAAAGTCATTCGTGTCTGCATGTTCTTCTCCAAACAAATTAGCGGTGCAATCATGGCAAAAATCAGCCATCTCTTTTTCTCCTTCTCTCCATAACCTTCATCTCTTCTTTTTTTAAAAGATAGAGTCCAAGCATCGCTACACCCACCTCTGTACCCCATGCCATAATTCCCGCCATCAGAGCGCTCATTCTGATACAGCCCTCCCCTTGAGTTCTTCCCAGTCTTTTTCTGGCCTGACGGTGAGGTTTGTTGTCCACGCACCAAGAAGCGTGTAGCATGGGGCTCCAAGTTTGCCCGCGAAGTCAATAATAGAATTTATATCCTTCGGGAAACAACTGCCCCCAAAACCCTTCTTGCCGTCTGGGCCCGGAACCACCCAGTGCGTGTTGCCCAATCGTGGATCAAAGGTAGCGTATTCTGTAACCTTATCATAATCGACTCCGGACAATTCACACATGATGGCAAATTCGTTAGCTACGGCCACCTTGGTGGCTAAGAAGCAGTTTGAAAGATACTTGACATATTCAGCAGTGCATGAATCTGTTTTTATTACCGCCACATTGGGAAATACATGCGAATAGAATTGCTTGAGCGTTGTCGTGGCTTCCACGTCTCCGCCCAGCATCACCCTGTTTGTGTTTTGAAAATCCTCGCGAGCAAACCTCTCGGTTAAAAACTCGGGATTAAAAACTATTTGTTTTGTATTTAATTTTTCGTTAAGGCGTCTTGTTGTTCCGGGCGTAATAGTGGATTTTAATACTATAAGATGGTCGTCTCCGGCGGCCACCGCTTCGTCACAGACCGACTCGACTATTGAAGTATCACAGGCTCCCCCTTTTTTCATGGGGGTGGGCACGCAAACAAAAACGGCGTCACAAGCTTCGCAGAGGTCTGTTACTGAGCTATGGGTAGAAAGTTCGTTTAGAAACTTATCGTGAGTATATACTTTATAGTAGCGAGAAAAAACCTCTTTCAAAGCCTTGCCAACAAAGCCCTGTCCCACTATACCAACAGTTTTAATAATGTCAATCATCATGCTTCTCCATATAGACCGGGGTGTTTTCGCCTACATAAGCCCCGAATGTGTTGTATTCGAGCCATTCCAACGCTTCTTCGTATGACACGCCGCTATTGTTCATACAAATCTGAATCATTTTTTCAACGTCGTAGATAACCCTCTCGCTATCAAATCCAATAGCCACGCCAACAATAGCGTCATCATAACCATCGGCAAACAAAAGATCATTAGAATATCTGTCAGCCAGTTGCTCTCTCTTATCCATCGTCTTTTTTGTATCCCTCTTTCCATGTTTTTTTGTCCTTGTCCCACCATTTTTTATACGTTTCGCTGATGGACTTTATCTTCTCGTTGATCACCCTACGGTGTTCTCTGGCCTCCTCTAAGTCCCAGTCATCATCCTCTCTAGGTTGGTATTTCTTTTTTTTCACGTAGACAGACCCCAGCAAACAAGAGATAGGATTATAACGCTTATAGATATTGCGGCGAATGCAAGCAGGCGAGCATTTCTACGCTCTCTATCTCTCTTTTCCATCCTTTGTTTTATACGTTCGACTGTAGCCCAGTAGCCGTCTTTCTTGGGATCAAATCCAAGATCCTTCCACTGTTTGTCAAGCTCTTCTATTGGATTCATGCCAACATCTCCTTGATCGACGTTTCAAGAAATTGAACGGTCTCAGGGTTCTCTGAAAGAAAGGAGTAAAGGTTATCCTGACCTTGGAACTTAAAGGCTTTGACGACGGCTTCCTCGTCCTCGGTGTTAAGTTCTGGTTTTATTTTTTTTGCTAGGTCTTTACATAGATTCATGAACGAGCAGCTAAACCAAGCTCCGGCCTTCTCTATTAGACCCAAGTCGCAAGAGAGCATTAAAATTTCCTGTGTCTTGTCGATCCCGTGACCATACCTTAAATAACTTTGAACTTGACCACCGGGAGCACCCATACTAGAACATATAATTTTCCAGTTTACAACCTGTCCGATTCTATCTCCACTACTACTTGTCCAAGGGGATACAGCAGAAACTCTTTCGCCTCCTCCGGCTATCTCCATTCTGGTATCTGCTTGATATTGAATCTTGTTGCCACCATCTGGCATCTTAGCTTTTCCAAATCCAGCCGTATTGGCTATGTAGTGAGTGATTGCAATGACCAGACCCCGTTGACGTGGAAGTAGTTGTCCCATCTTCTTTGTGAAAATCGACAAGATCTTAGGAAGACCAGCACGCCCCGGAGTGAAATCTCCGTCTAATTCTTTTGAGGGTATGAGTGAAGATATGGAATCTATAATAAGAACAGCTCCATAAAACTCTGGGTCACTCATTAGCTGATGTGCTGTTTTTAGAAAATCTTCCGCTGGGAGAGGTTTGTCGTCGGGATGTATGATTTTCATTCCGGAAGGATCGAGGTCTTGCACCTCAAAGTTCATGTCCTTTAATCGACCCTCTGCGTCTAGATATATAATTGGACGCCCTTCTTTCTGACAGTTGGCCGCTATCTGCATGGCGGTTGTTGTTTTTCCGCTTTTCGGATCTCCTGTCAGCGTCAACCATGAACCTTCTTTTATTCCACCACCCAGAGCGATGTCGATGGCAGGA